CACTGTCTCTAGTAGTACGTAATCTTGAGCGCATATAATTCCACGGGTATGGACTAGGCCATTGAGTTAGCTCGTCAAAGCCAATCCAATTAAAGGCTTGTCCTTGGTATCTCATAACATCATCATCCCTATCAAGGTATGACATCCAGAGTGTTGCACCTGATGGTGCTACCCAAGTCTTATCTCTTTCCATAAATTTTATTCCGGGTACAGCCTTTGGGTATAACTGTTTGGAAACTGAAATAAGTTCTCTTAGTTCTTCTGTACTACGTCTTACTAATAGCATACTAGCATTAGGGTTAGAAAAATATCTAACAGGATCAGCAACTAAGCTATAGCTCTTTCCACCCCCAGCACTACCACCATATAGTACCTCTTGTTCTGTAGAAGCTAGAAAATCTGTTTGCGGTCCGGGGTTAGGTTTAAAAATTATATCTTGTTCAGGCAACTCTTCTGTCTGTGTTACCTGTACTGGACTTGAGATCTTTTCCACCAAGTCTTTCTTCTTCGAGTTTTTTTGCTTTTTCGAGGGCCGCTTTGTATTTTTCAGCGAGGTGGCGTTGGATTGTAGCTTCTCTCTTACGCTTTCGTTCAATTTTAACTCTTTTCATTAACCCTACATGGGATATATACCTACCTGATTCTTCACTTAACCAAGCTGATACATCTCTGTAACTGTATTGTTTAAGATACTTCTTGGCTTTTTCAAGTAGTTCTAATTCATTTGATATGGGACGTAGTATATCTATATCATTAGGATCTTGGCTATACCCAAAAGGTACTTGCCTTCCAACCCTAACTACTGATCTCCACTCAAACTCTTCATCTTCTCTTGGAGCAGGTAACTGCCAAATTTTTTCTAGTCTACTCATCTTTAGGTGGTAAAATAAATAATGGATTAGAGGTTGATACTTCTACTTTATCTGTAGCTTTAAATCCCCCACGGTCAAGAATATCTTTAGCTGCTACCATTTTTTCTTTGTTACCTAAATCAGTAGGACTTTCCATAACTTGTTTCATAGAGTATGCTGCTTTAGTTGCAGTGGTAGAAATAAATCTTTTTGTTCTTTCTGCAATTTCTTCTTGTAAAGAATTTACAATAGAAGAAGTAGAAACAGTATCTGCATATCCAGCTAGTTTACGTGCTTGAGCAGGATCGCCTTTTGCCTCTTCAAAAAGAACATCAAGAAATTTTTGTTGTTTTTCTGTAAGGTTTCTCATTCACATTCACATTTCTTGCATGAGCAATTACGATTGAGTATAGCACACCAAACTCTTTTAATATACTTTTTCATTTTATTTTCCTGTACGGTTTAGTGGCTTTAGCAGCTTTCTTAGGTTGTTTAGAAAACTGTTTACCCTTTGCTTTATCTGCTCTTTTTTTGGCAGAGGAGGCACTGTAAGTTTTAGAATCCATAGCTTTAATAGCAGCAGTCGGAAGGTAACGTTCTCCCGTAGGTCTTGGACCTTGTGTTGAAGGTTTGCCACTTTTAGTTCTCCATTTTTGTTTAGTCCAACTAGTTAAACTTTTTTGACTTTTACTTTTTGCCATCGTGTTTCTTTTGAATAGGGAAGTTAGCAGTAAGTGATGCACCTTTATGAGCTACAAACTTACCTTCATGTTTCATTACTTTCATACTACCATCTTTTTGTTTCATCCAATGGTAGCCTTTAGGTGCGTTTACTTTCATTGCTTTTTTCCTTTTGTTTCTTTAATTGCAGTTTTGCTTGTTTTGCAAGTCTAACAATTTCCGTCTTACCCATAACTTTAGCACGTTGTTCTAGTACTGTTAGTATTTGAATCTTACGTGCATAAGGTTTGTTTATTCTTTTAACTTTAGCAATAGTTTCTTTAGCATCTTTTACAGTGGCAAACTTTATACTAACTGTATCTTTAGGATTCTCATCAGTATAAAGTCTTCTACCACTACCTTTAGGTTTTTTACCTGTACCTAGTTTAGGATCTTTAGCCATTAAGACTTGTACCCACCACCTGCTTTTTTATAACGTGATGCAAGTAGCTGTGCTTTACGGGCCGACCACTGCCCAGCTGCTCCACCTTTTGTTCCTGCTTTAACGGCAGAAAACATACGCTTACGCATAGCAGGTTTAGTATAATTACCTGCCGCATTAACGGTTGATTTCTTTTTGGTAGTAGAACCTGTCTTTAATTTCACCACGACTTAATCCTATATCTTTAAGTAAAGTATCTGACATGTTCATTAACTGCCAGTATTCTGCTCTACGCATTTGAGTTTGTTGTATTGATCTTAGTATTTTTTTTAACATGGTATATCTCCTTTATTACCAGAGACAGTTATACCATGTTTTACATTAGCATACTACGTATAAGTATGCAACCCCGTTATGCATTGTTATTTCTTTTTTATTTTTTTATAAGTTTTTTTACCAGCCAATCCTAAAGGATCAACACCTCCGGGTTTTCTTCTTCGTACTATAGTTCTTTTTGATTTTTTTGTATTAGAAGAAGCATCAGCGGGTAATACTGATGAGGTAACTTTAGGTATTTTACCAGCACCTAATTTTTCTTTTAAGTCTTCTGCATATACAGCAGCCATTACCTTACCATCTTTATTTGTGTAGTAAAGTGAACCTGCTTTTTTAGCTGCAGCAATAGATTTATACTTACTAGCTTTTGCTTTTTCTTTAGATAAGCTAGAGCCTTTTGATTTTATTTTTCTGTTTAAATATTCTCTTAGGGATTCTTTTGCCATTTGTTATTCCTCTATATAATAATTTACCACTTTACTTTGTGTGACCAATACCTAGCTGAAAGTTTACTTGGCTTAGAATCTTGAGCATCGTGTCTTGCATAGTAACTTTTCTTACGTGCTTTATCTTTTGAACTCTTAGGATTTTTACCTGCACCACTTACACCTTGTTGCCCAAAACGAATAAATTTGTAAGTGTCTCCTTCTTTTGCCATTACGCAATGAGACTTAGTTTTATGACTAGGGGTTCTCTTAGGTTTATTAACACCCTTAAGCCCCTCTTCTTTCATCTTACTCTTTACTCGTTCTGGGATAGTAGACATGATTAATTCCTACGAATTATTTCTTTTTAGCTGCAGGTTTTTTCTTAGCCATACCGCCATACATGTAACCACTAGACTTGGACATACCACCGCCCATCATCTTAGCAGCTGGTTTCTTTTTAGCCATGCCGCCAGCCATCATCTTAGCTGTTGGTTTTTTCTTAGCCATTCCACCAGCCATCATTTTGGCAGCAGGTTTCTTTTTAGCCATTCCACCTTTATTCATTTTGCCAACACCGTCAGCAGCATAGGCAGGAACTTTCTTACCATTCTTTGTAGTCATCGGCATTTTAGTTAATCCTCCTTCAGCCATAGGTTTACCTTTACCCTTTCCTAATTCTTTTTCTACTAAATCACTAATATCTTTTCTTACTTTGTCTGAAACTTTCATACCTTTAGAACTAAATAAAAGTTTTATTAATTTTGATATATCGTTTTGTTTTCTAGGCTCTTTAGCCATCTTATATTCCTCTAGGTTAAGTTAAAATTATAACCCCGTCATGTATTTATTACACAACGGGGATACTTTGTTTTACGATAAAATCACACGTACTAATGTACTTGTGCTACTACCCCGTCTATAGTTTAGAATAGTAGCATTGCCTATAGCTTTAGGTACTACAAGAGAGTGTACACCAGCAGGAAGCATAATATCATTATCAGTGATATCAGCCTCTGCTGCTGCAAACCCAATGTCTAAAGCATGACTTGTTTCAATAAGCACCATCTTAGCGTTAGTGCAAACTACGTGTGTAGTAGCAGTATCACCTAGAGTAACTGCATCTTCTACAGCCCACCCTAAGTGTTCTCCTACCAATGCTGCTTGATCAACCATTGGTTATCCCCTTAATACACTGAGTATTCTAGCTCTACAGTAAATCGTCCTGCAGAAGCATCAGCATTTAAAGTAGTTGTAGTAAAGGCGTATAGATACTTGCTTGCAATAGCCGCATTAACATTAGGATTAAAAATATGATACAGACCTGCAGTTGCACCATAGTTTAAATCAATTTCAGTTACTGCGTCAGTAGCAGAAATACGAGGGTTAAAAGATGCAACACCTGCACCTACAATTTCTGTACCTGAAGATACAGCACTGTTAGTGGCTGTCCCTGAAGTAGCACTAAGAGATAGACCACCTACAAGTGTCTGACCTGCAGCAGTAGTAATACCAATTAATGCACGATGAATAAAGAACTTAGATGCACCAACAATGCCTGAAGGGGCTGAAGTATCTAGTGTTCCTAGTTCTACAAGAACGTCACCATCAGCGTAAGCTGTGCCTGTATCTGTACCTGCAAGAGTTCCTACAAATGTTTGAATCTTACGTGTACCAAATGAATGTAGTAGTCCTGTACCTGTGATGCTATCAGAAAAAGTACCTGTACCAGTTACGTCAATGCCATTACCAAATGTAATGTCTGATTCATACTCTTCGATGCCTTGTG